AACAGCACCGCTACCTGTGTTACTCTCAACGATAGCGCGGTCACCAACGCTATAGCCTGTGCCGCCATTTACGATGATAACTTCACTGATAATACCAGAAAAAATGGTACCTGATAGAGTTTTTTCTTGACCTTCTTCATCAAACTTAGTGAATACTTCTTCACCGGAAGTAAAATCTCTAATTTGGTTAGATAGCTTAAGTTCGTTTACAAGGAATCCATTTTCATAGAAGATGTCAACGGTTTCTACGATGGCTGTAGCATTAGAAGTATTGCCTCTAATTCTGGTACTTTTGAACTTGTTTAGACCTACTATGCTAGAATTGGCTGAGCCGTTAATCTTGACTTCACCAACTCTAATTGACTTTTCAATCAACCATTTTGCATCTGAAGCTTTAAAGATATCTCTCTTTGGATAGTAAAAACCGGCATCTTTTCCATAAAGTATCTGTAGAAGAAACCTGATAGCGTTCTCAGTACCTTTAGCCCTGTAGAAATCTTTGATATTTTTAAGTATCATGTTTTTATCTGCCAGCATTTCTTTTGGCAGAATCTTCATGAATGTATCATATAGCTTTTCAGAATATGGATCTATAGAAAGGTCTATATCTTTGTAGTCTGAGATATTCTTAATAACGTCTAAGTTTTTGCCGTTCTGTTCTAGGTACTTGTAATAATACTCTAAAAAAACAACAAAGTTAGGATGATCATTTCTTACAAAGAAAGGAACCTGAGACGATACTAGATTTGATATTTTAGTATTAGTTGCCATTACTGTTCTGCAATCACTTCTATCTGAATACTATTGAAGTCGTTTTCGTCTAATGACAAAATTCTATTTCTTGTAGGAAATATATTTTCTCTTGATATAGGCGAGTTGATCGTGAGAATGTTCTCAGGATAAAAATCGTTCTCTAGTACCTCTGAGGTGTTAAGACTGGTTAGAGTAATAAATCCCTTTTCATAGTCAACGGTTCCTGCATTAGGGTTAACAATGACCTTTTCACCGTTTGTCTTAAAGTAGTAAGTTCTTAGATTACCATTCTTAGCTTCCAGTTTAGCTATAGCAGTAGCCTCTTTCCCACCACCGCCAGTGATAGTTACAGTGGCTCTGGTATAGTTGACACCTCTATTAATAATCTCAATTCTATCAACTTTACCGTTTACGATGATAGCCCTAGCAGAAGCTCCTATACCATCACCCGAAATAGTCGTAGTCGGTGTTGACGTATAGTTTCTACCAGGATTTATGATCGTAACTGAATCTATACCTGTAAAGGCATTAGGTACTTCTTCGAAGAATATGTCTCTCAAATTATTTTCGATATCTAAGACCTTAAGTTGGGGGAAGCTATAGAGTTTATCAATATAGTCCCCCTTCTTGAGTGGCAATCCAAAATCGAATGTGTAGTTTCGTGTTTGGTTTGTTACGATAGTTTCTTTTTTCTGTGCGTATATTTGAACGTCTGAACCTGTAATTGAACTGTCTGCGTTTTCAATATATTGCTGCAATTTAGATTTCTTAAAGACTGATTTAAAATCGTTTAGTTCTTCTGCAACATAGTCTGAGATTGCCGCTCTAACTAAAGACTGTATTTGACCTGCGTTTAAGTTTGTCAAACTAGAATCGTAGTAAACTTTAACTCTTGTCAGTAGAAATACGTAATCGGGGTCTACAATTTCTGGAATAACAGTAACAACGTTTCTTGTTTTGATTAGGTTATTGATAATGTTTTCTTTGTCTAGATTTGATAGAAAATAGTTACCCTTTGGTTTGATAGACATGAATACCTTGCCGTAAATGACAGGATCATTTTCTTCACCACCCCAAACGGAAACAGAGTCAATATTGTTATAGTCTTTCAGTAGAAGTGTTTCGTAGTCTGTGTCAATAACCGCGCGATTTTGTACCGAGTATGCGTATGGTGCTCTAAATCTAACTTGTTCGATAGTTTCTTTATCTGTACCAGAGTATGAAGAATTAACAGAGGTAACTGTAACATTATCGGAGAAAAGGCTACCAACCGGGTCTACAACTGTAAACCTAGAAATGCCATTAGCCATAGAACCGACACAATCTAGATAAGTACAAATTACAATGTTATTGTTAGCAGGTTTCTTACCTACAACATTATCGCCAAAATAAATTACATAGTTTGACTCTGCATCCTCTTCTACGAAATATACGGCAGAATTGGCTCGTATTTCTGTAATGTCATCAGCTTTTATATATTGTGTTGTAAAGGTATTTGCGGATGATTCTTGTACGATAACCGATAGTGTACCTAAATCGACATTTGCTGAAGGTATAGAGAAACGTCTAGACGAATTTAAATTATTCATTAAAAACTGTCTTGTAACTACTTCACCTTGCTTAATAAACACATTGGCAAAATTGAAGCTGCTGCTAACTTTGCTAACAGTATTAGAGTTAATAGCCACGAAAGGATAGTTTATTCCGTCCTTATCTTCACCTAAGAACTTTGTATATTTGTCTAGTGTTATAATCGTTGTATTCTGATCTTCTTCGGATGAAGGTGTCACATTTACAGTTACTTTAGCAATAGCGCCGTGTCTGCTAGAAGGTACATAACCAATAGATTTAGCATGAGAGATTACGGAGCTTCTGATTTGTGCTGTATCCAAAAACATCTCGTTAGCCACCATATTGAGATAAAATCCCATATAGTGAGTATTATAAGCGAGCATGTCAAGGAGAACCGACATACCAGAACCTTCAAAATCAAAGTCTTGAAATTCTGACTGGCTTCTGAGATATGTCTTTAAGTTTTCTTTGATTGTGTCGAAGTCTAGTTCTGCGACTCTCAGTGCTGTATTTGCCATTTATTACCTTAATCTTTCTAAGAAAAGTGTAGTTATTATTGGATCGCTTTTATTGGCAATCATAAAAGCTAAGCCAACCTTATAACCATTACCATCATAGTCAAAATCTACTTTTAAATCTACCAACTTCACACGAGGTTCAAAGTTTGTTATGACCTCTTCAATAGCGTCTTTTAGAAACCCTACAACTAGAGGGTTTGCGTTTTCAAATAGTAATTTTTGTACGTTAGAACCAATTGATGGTCTAAAAGGTCTATCGTAAAAGTTTGTCAGTATTAGGTTTCTAACTGATCTTTTGATAGCCTCTTCGCCAGTTTTCTTCACCACATCACCTGTAGTAGGGTGTGCGATGAAGTCTAAGTCTAAATCTGAGTAATTAGGTCTTCTTGATACTATTGCCATGTAGTTATTTATTACACATCAATTGAAGTATCTGATTCTTTAGAGGGTTGTTCAGCTTTAGTTTGACTGAATACCGATTCAACATCTTCTGCCTTACCTGAGTTAAACCAGACCATGGGTGCATCTGCTGCGAAATCTCCGCCTGATTTAAATGATGTTTTGCCACCAGCCTTAAATGTCATAGAACCTCCCTTAGCCATAACACCGACCTGTTTCGCAGCGGCTAGTGCAAGAGAATCGGATGAAGAACCAACTGTCATGCCTGCCTGAGAAACAATGGTTGTGGAGCCTTGAGACTGAGATGTGGACGAACCTTCAATCTTTTCAGTCTTATTTTTAGCTTGAACGTCTACGTTACCTCTGATGGTTTGATTTAAGTTTTTAGACGAAATATTAAAGTCACCGTTTACGTTAAAGTTTGTATCGCCTTTTACGTTGACATTATAATTACCATCAACTCTTAAGCTTGCATCACCTTGCACAACAATATCTGAAGCGCCTGTAACCAACATTCTATTTTCACCAAAGACAACATTATACTGACCGTTATTTGTGACAATCTGTACTGCACCATCAGGCATAAATTGAATCATAGAGCCACTGCGGTGTTGTACCGTAACGTGTTCTGATCCATCACTATCATCCATCATAAAGACGTGACCAGACCTGGTCTTATGAGAGTAATAATTTGGATAAACGCCAGCACCATCGTTCTGTCTAGCATCCTTTGGGCTATCCCAAGTAGGCTGTGTTCTCAGTTTATTGCCGTCATACGACGCTTCTTCAGTCATGCTCTTTACCTTTCATTATCCAAATGTAAATGGCCATTTGCCGCCGTTTACGGTGTTTTTCACGGTTTGATCAAAAGTTCTGGCCACCTGTGATTGATTGAGTATTCTTGATAAATCTATAGCCACTTTCTGAGATGGACCGGACAGTCTGCCGAACATATCAAACATCGTCTTAGCGGAACCACCGAACAAATTTTCACCAGGATTCACACCAGGAAAACCAGTGGGTGAACTCATAGCTTTAGTAAACAGATCAATAGCAGCTTTTAAAGGACCAGGAATATTGGAAGTAATAATACCGGCTGCATTTAATGAAAGTGGTAACTTTATACCAAAAGGTGTATCGACCATGACTGTAAGTGAGGGTAATTTATCTTGCCCAAACAGGCTGGTATCATACTGCAATCGCTGCATCACCTGTACCATATCAGTTGTATTTTTAACCTGACCAAGAAGACGGGCTGCATTTGTCATAAGAGTAGTCGGATCAGCCTTGGCACCACTTGAGAACATAGCACCTGTAGATGTTTCTATACTCTGAATAAGTGTTGACATATTTCGAAATGACATTTGCATTTGAGGTGAAAGATTACCCATGACACTCTTAGACAAATCTCTAACTAGACCTGGTGCAATGCTTTTCGTGGCATCTGCTACTGTAGCGGCTGCCACTGTTCCAGCTACCTGACCTGCAATTTGACCAGCCACGCCACCTATAGCACCACTAACTGCACCTGCGGCTAAATTACCAGCAACATTAGCTAGAACGCCCGTAAGATTACCAGATGCAAGTGAACCTAAAATACTACCAAGAGGTATACTCATACCTGGCAACATAGCTG